GCTCCGCCTTCTTTGCAGTTCCAAGCCCGTAAGGACTTGTTGATGCGTGAATCAGGATCGTTAGCGGTTTTAGCAGATGTGAGCTTCTTTTTCATGCCTTGCATACGGGCGCAGAATGATTTCTTGCGTGGTCCGCCTTTGGGTTGTGGAGCTTTTAATCCAGGTTTGCCAGGATTGGCAGCGTTGTACGAAGCTCTACCCTTGGCATTTAAGCCACCTTCAGGGTTCTTACCCTCTTTGCGTTGCCACGCAGGAGTCTTAGCCATAGTAAATCTGCGCTGCATCAATAGCACTCATATAGGCATAAATCCCATTAACTGCTAATACACCCTCACCAGGAATAAGCGGAGCGTTTTGGAACTCGTCTGATGAGTGAGTTTCATAGGTTAGCAACCAACGATTGACTCCACTAACATATAAAGCAGCCGTAGACGTTATTGAACCTGTATTAATATCATTCAACGTAAACGAATTTGCATCTACTCTAGTAATAGAATAATTGCCATCTGTTGCAGATACGCCCGAATTGGAATCAAAGTGAATACCAACCACATCGCCTGTAGCTAAACCATGAGACGTTTTAGATACTGTTACTAAAGTTCCTGTACGTGCATAAGTAACGCTAGACGTTACAGGAGCGACTGTCGTATCAAATAATACTAAAGTTCCACCGCCACCAAAGTATGAAATAGCCTTGACACGGTTGCGACCAAGAACGAAGAAACCGCTTTCGTTTAAGTGTCCTTGTTTTACATCATATTGCATAGCCATTTTAGTTCTCCACTTCTTCTGTGGGACTAGTCAACTTTGTAAGCCAAAATTGACATTCTTGCATAGCCCCAGCAATCGCATTTAAATTTGCTTCTGCTTGTCGTCTTTGAGCATCCAAAGATTGCAGGCGCTCGTTAAGGTCTTGCTCAGTCATATTAAGCAGATGTGCTAAACAGTTGAATATAACGAATAGAACCGTTTACAAGAACTCGTATTTGACCCGCTGGTGTAGTTGGTGTTCCGCTTGTTACAGCTAAACCTGCTGCAACGTTTTTACCTAATCTACCAATATCAAATAAATTTAAACATGGATTTGTTGCAGATGACTCTTCACCAAAAGCTATAAAAGCGTTTGGGCGAGATGCTCTTGTTCCTGCAAATTGTGCAAAATCAAAAGTTGCGCCATTTGCTTGTCCAATGTTTGTGCTTGATCCGCAATCAACTACACCATAAACCGCTGTGTTTAAACCTGAAATTGTGCTTGTTGGATTGTTGCTGAATGATGTTTGTGCATATACTCCAAACATATTACCGCCTACTGTGTTAGCAGTTCTTTTATTTACCGCTCCTACAACTGCCGCTACTGTTCCAGAATAAGTTGCTGCTGGTCTTACAGTAAAGTCAGTTAAGTTAAAACCTCCAGATGAAAGATCTGCTGAAGTTAGTGTGTCATCAGAATTAAACCCAGCGTTTGATGTAACTGGTCCTGAAAATGTTGTTTGTGCCATAGTGTTATCCTCCTAGTAAATCTAATATCGTCTCTAGGGCGTCGACTATACTGCGTCGATATTAGAAAGTTAGTGTATAGTAATTAAGATATAGCTGAATTTTTAAAATAGCGCAAGGGATACCTGCATCGAAAAACTAATTTTCGGATATAAATAGCGAGGTTTTTAGCCTGCTATAGAAAACTCAGGAGCAGCCATCTCTACTTTAATTTGTCTATGAGCTATTTCAGCTTCAGACAATTTAATTTGGTTAATGATTCTTCGAATTTCTTCGTCAATCCTAACCATATCAAGAGTATATATTCCCTCTTGAACGTAGTGTTGCTCCCAATCAAGTTCTAATGACCTTTTCTTCGTATAAAGGTTTTGAACTGACATCATCTACAACCTCCTCATAGGTTATCCAGCAATTATCTTTACCAAAAGATCTCATGCTGTCTTTTAATAATATACCTTTTTTTCCTATTTTGTCAAGGATAGCTAGTTCTATACTTTCTGCACTATCTTCTGCTTCAATGTTAAAATCAGCCATGTGACCATAGGCTCTAAGTTTTACTTGAAACAGTTTTGTCATAATTCATTCTTTCTATCAGTTTTTAGGGGCCCCATAAAGAGGCCCCAAAAATAAATAATGCTTATAAATTAAGCACCTTGTGAACCGAACATACCTCTAGGGTCTGAGAATCCAAAAGAATATCTCTCTCTAGCTTTGTATCTAACGTTACCTGTATCAAAATCACCTTCCATAGCAGTTTTGATAGGTGCTCTTACGAACATCTTCATACCGTTTGGAACGTCAGTTTTAATAAAGAATGCATCAGTATCAGTTAGGTAATTGTTAACCACATAACCTTGTGGAACCATTCCCATTGATCTAATTGCATTGATATCGTTATCAGCTGTAGCTGTTCTACCAACAGTTTTCATTAATCTCTCCGCTGTGAATTGTAATTCCTTTGGAATGATTAACTTAACACCTTGAGCTGCAATTTTTAAACCACGCTCGTCAACAAATGCATTGATATCAATCAATGATTGTTCAAGAGACGTTTCGTTTAAGTCAGCTTGTGTAGCAAGTGTATTGCTGAATGTTCCAGCAATAATAGGGTGTGATGTGTTTACTAAAGAAACTCCGTCACCTCCTGCAAATGAGTTTGAAAACGCATTGTTTAATACGTTTGCAGCTGTTACTTGCTTAGTGTTTGCCATAGATCTTGCTAACGCTTTTGTATATCTAGACGCAAGTCTATCATACAAATTATCCTCAATCGCTTCTTCAGTGATTGCGAATGCAAGTGCTATAGTGTTGTGAGTGTATCTAGCAGTGAAAGTTTCTTGAGCATTGTCAAATGTTACGCCAGAACCTTCTGGTTTAACTTGAGCATTTGCGAAACCCGATAACATTACTTCCTCTTCGAAAGCTCTGTCTGAAGTTTCTGTGTCAAAAATCTCAGCATGCTGATTCTCATATCTTTTGTACTCCAGGCCGAATAGTGCATTCAATCCTGGTTCTAGTTCTTTAACTAGTTGTCCTCTTGAGATAGCCATATTCTTATACTCCTGTTGTAGTTGTTAACTGATGTTCATTGATTCTTACAACAAACACAACGTTTGCTGAAGTTAAATCATTGTCATTAGCATCTTTTGTAACGCCAAGAATTTGCAATTGGGCTGTACCAGTACCTAATGTACTGTCGTCCAATGTAACTTTGGATACAAAGTTTGCTGTACTTCCAGCTGTGTATTCAATGTCCGCATTGTTGAAGACATCTGTTTGTGCTGAAGCACCAGTGTTATTTGATCGTATTTCGAAACGTTCATAAGGGTCGTCACTTATAAATGCAACGATATCAGTCGCTGCAATATTAGGTACGTTATTTAGGAACGTTGGTTTTTTAGTTGTTGGGTCGGTATAGAAAGCTCCGTTAAGTGAACCTATCAATATGTTACCAGCTGCTGCAACTCCTATAGTTCCAGTGTTCAGTGCTTTGACTGGATCATTGAAAAATATAGCTGTTGGGCTTGCTGCCACATTGTATTCACTTAAACCGCCTGCATCTCTATTTTGACCAACTTTTCCAATAGGTCTTAATCCAAAACCTACTGATGTTCTATTAGCCATAGTTTTTTTCCTTGTTTAAGTTTATTTAAATCGTTGGTATTACCAAAAAATTATTTTTTGTTGGTACCACCGAAAGTTACACGAGTTTGCCTATCACTATTGATTGGCATACTTGGGTGCTGATCCTTAAGTAGGTCGTTCTTAATTGCTTGTTCGCTCTCTTGAGTTCTTCTTGCGAAGTATTCATTACGAGCTTTTGCAACCTCTTCCGGTATCCTTGCCAGCGCAAGGCCACCATGTCCGATAACTCCCGTGTATTTTCCTTCTGTGATCGTGGAGAAATTTTCTCCTGGATATTCGTCAGCTCTCACTAACTCCCATCCTGATCTCAGCTTACTTGAAATATTTTTGGTGTCGTCTTGACCCATAATTTCAAGCCTAATCCAACGGTGTCTATAACCGTCTTTAGGGCGCGGTGCATCTAAACTTGATGGTGGAGTCCAAGTTGTAGGTCTCTTTTCAGCAGTCCTAGTTTGGCTCGCACGTGGGGTCTTAATTTTTTCGTTTGTCATATGCCTATACCTCCTTCGTGATGTTTAATTGTTTCGCATATTCTTCCAATGGCACTCCTAATTTTTTAGCGATAGCAACTTGAGAAGGTGTGAGTCTCACAGTTTTGCGACCAGGTTTAACACTTCGCTTCGCTGAAGCTACTACTTGTGTAGGTTTGGTCGATTCCGTTGTTGCAGTCTTATCAAATTTATGCGGGAAATCAAGTCTTATTCTTTTATCGATTTCTGCATAATATTCATCAGTTTCAGGGTCATATCCTTCTTCATCAACCAACTGCCTATGGA